AAGAAAGATAAAACAAAAGCAGGTTATTGGTCTTGTAATATAGGCCGTTATTGGAAATCACTAGGTGGCGGATCAAACTTCTCAGGTTACTGGTAGACCATATTCCCAAAAAAAGGAAGACGGTTATATAATAAGAGAGTTCTCTCAGGATACTCCCTCATTTGAATTCGTATGGCATAGAGATAAAGAAGACCGTTGGGTTGAATGTACTCATGATACTGATTGGCTATTTCAGTTAGATAATGAGGTTCCACAAAGATTAACAAAAGATAAACTATTTATACCAAAAGAGACATATCATCGTTTAATAAAAAGAACTGGTGATTTAGTTGTAAAGATATGGCAAAAGGATTAACTTTAGGTAACTACGTAGGTGGTACTAAAAAAAAGAGACCAGGCGTTCACGCTAAGTCAAAAACATCAAAGTTAAAAGGTAGTATAAACTATCGAAAAGCTTATAAAGGACAAGGAAAATGAAACTAAGTAACATTATATTAGAAGACGATTATTACGGTAAGTTTAAATCAGAAGCTCAAGATTTAGAAAATGAGATGAAAGATACTTACAATCGTGACGATATTAATGTAAGTATCATACAACATTCCAATGGAGATAAAGCTATGGGTAAAGTCCTAATGAGGACTAGCGAAGATATTAGACCATCCGAATATCAGAATATGAAAAACTTCTTACAAGCTAAAGGCTTTGAGATTACAGGAGGAGCAAACTTTGCCGATCAGGATGACGATAGATATTACTACCCAGACATTAAATTTGAGTTTGACATATGAAACTATCTAAAATCATATTAGAAAATAAAAAGTTTATTGTTAGAGAACAACTTGACCTCACCTCAGATGAAGTAGTTAAGTTAGCTGAAGCAATAACTAATAAGTTAGAAGACTACTTAGATATAGATAACAGAACACTATTGTATCAAGCTGTATCAGCAGCGATAGGAGATCTTTTACAGAATAACGAAATATAAGTTGTTAGTTAGAAATCAAGTTCTTATCTTACTTAAGATACGGACTGGTTTATGGATTACACTTTCCTTTTAGGATCTATTGAAAATATTTTAGGCAAAAGTCATAAGAGAGCTAGAGATAACTATGCTTTCCATTGTCCTTTTTGCAATCATCACAAACCTAAGTTAGAGATTAATATGTCAACTAACGAAGAAGGTAAGAACTTCTGGGAATGTTGGGTATGTCAAACCCGTGGCCAATCAATACGTTCTTTACTTAGACAGTTACAGACTCCTAAAGATATAGCAGCTACTATTTTGAAGTACCTACCTAAAGGTACGTTTACAGAATATAAAGGGCTATCTATAATAGAACTCCCAAAAGAGTACCAACCGCTACACTTAGCTTCTAGTACTTCGGTTGTTGCAAACATAGTTAAAAAGTATTTATATGAGAGAGGACTTACCGATAATGATTTTATTAAATACAGTATTGGATACACAACAACTGGAGAATATGGAGGACGAGTTATTATCCCAAGTTATTCTCAATCCAATCAACTCAACTTTTTTGTTGCACGAACTTATGATGGAAACTATTTTAAGTACAAAAATCCCGAAGCTTCCAAAGACATAATATTTTTCGAAAACCTCATTAACTGGAATCAACCTATTATTCTATGTGAAGGAGTTTTCGATGCTATGGCTATTCGTAGAAATGCTATACCTATACTAGGTAAGAGTATCTCTACTTCACTTTATAAAAAAATCATTACAAGTACCGTAAAAGACATTTATATTGCATTAGATACAGATGCAAGAGATAAAGCTCTCGAAATAGGAGAGAAATTTTTAAACCAAGGTAAAAGAGTATTCCTGGTAAACTTACCTGATAAAGACCCATCAGAAATGGGCTTTAAAGCTTTTACTCAACATATTCAATCTGCAGAAGAGTTAGACCTTAGTGGTATAATGATGCACAAACTAGACCTATGATAAAACAAGGTATGAATATTCTCGAACAAAACGAGAAGAAAAGACTGGATTTTAATCCAGAACTTAAACAAATAAACTTTCTAGATAGGAGAGTCTATAAGAGAGGCGAAGGAGTATATTACCCGTCCGTAACCACTATACTCCAATACATGCCCAAGAATAAGTTTTTCGAATCATGGATGAAAGACGTTGGGCATAACGCCGATCTTATTATGCGTAGAGCAGGTAAGCAAGGTACACAAGTACATGAAGCAGCTGAGAAACTTGTACTAGGAGAAGAAATCTCATGGATGGATAACTACGGTAATGCTAAGTACTCTCAAATAGTATGGGAGATGATCTTAAGGTTTGCTGATTTTTGGAAAACCCATAAACCTGAACTTATATCAGCTGAAGACTTTGTATGGTCAGATGAACATAAGTATGCAGGTACTGCTGACTTAGTAGTAAAAATGGATGGAGAAGTATGGTTACTAGATATCAAGACTTCTAACTCTCTTCATAAATCTTATGACCTTCAGTTAGCTTCTTATGCTAAAGGATTAGAGGAGTCTAAAGGTATAAAAATACAACGTACCGGTATTATTTGGTTAAAAGCTCATACCAGATCAGCTTCTAAAAAGAAAGGTACTTATCAAGGTAAAGGTTGGCAAGTAAAAGTTATAGATAATATAAAAGAGAATTTTGAACTCTTTAAAATGATATACAAGCTCTATTCATTAGAGAACCCTAATACTGAACCTATTTATAATAGTTACCCTAGTACAATAAAACTATGAGGAAAAGTTGGATATTTGTTTTATTTTTACTATCTTTATATAGTTGCGGGAGTTATACCCTGCAGACTAATAAAGGTTATGAAATAAAAAGCATACTAGCTATAACTAAAGCTGGTGATACCATTTCAGTACCTTATAGGGATTTTATTAATGACAGAAATAATAACAACAATGTCAGATTTAACTACAATAATGGCTTCTACTGGAACAACTGGAACTACCCTTATAACTGGGGATGGAATAACTACTGGTGGAACAACAATCATCGCTATTGGAATAATGGCTATAGGAGGTATAATGTACCTGTTAAACCAAAAGTTTTTCCTAAACCAAAACCAGCAGCACCAAGAATAAGAATAAACCAAGGAAGACGAAATGAAACTATCAACACTAATCCTAGAGAAACGCAACCGACCCAAACTCGTAGTAATGGCGGGAGGAGCAGGAACAGGCAAGTCGTACCTACTCAGCCAACTAGACCTAGGATCTCTCCACCTAGTCAACCCAGACAAATACGTGGAGGATCCGGACAGTCCCGCATACAACAAACTCAGTCCAGGGGTAGCTCTAGCCAACAAGGAAGCAGAGGCACTGGGAGACGACAAAACTAGCTTTGTTTGGGACACAACAGCATCAAATCCAGCTAAGGTAAAACAATTCTTAGATAAAGGGTACGATGTTTATATGGTAATGGTATATACTCATCCAGTGATAGCCTTTATTTCTAATGCTAAACGTATAAGAAGAGTTCCTTCTTCTGCCGTTTTCTCAACTTGGAACAATGTTTACAAACTTATAGAAGACTATAATAAAATGTTAAAAGGTAATCTTTCTATTTTTATTAACGATAGAGGAGGAGATTTTGACCAATACATTAAAGAGTTTGATACTGCAGCAAAAAATGGTGCAGATGGTATATCTGATTACTTACAAAAACTTACAGACAAACTTGAACTTGAAACAGGTTCTACGTTTAGAGATCCAATACAACTTTCTAAGCAAGTAGAGCAAGAGTTTTTTAAAGCTGTTAGAAATATAGATTACAATACAGAAGATTATAGCGAAGATAGAGCACTTAAAAAATACTTTAGTGACTGGTATAATAAAAAAGGAGTAGGGCCAGGAGAAGAAAAAATGGAAAAGAAACTTGCCTCCCACCGTAGAGAAAAAGAAAATGCTGCTACAAGAAATGTAAACACTTTAGATAGTATAGCAGCTGATCTTTACGATCCTCTTTTTCAAGAAAAGCTAGTACATTCTACACCTGCAGAGATTGATAGTAAAATACAAAACTTCTTATCTTAATGGCAACAGCACTATACCCAGGAGCCTACAAACCACCTCATAGAGGACATTTTGAAGTTGTAAAAAGACTTTTAAACGGTTCTCATAAAGGTAAGGTATATGATATATCTAACTTTAAAGATATTGGAGTAGACGCTCTTAGCGAAGAGGATAATAGTGTAGAACCAATAAGAAAGGTAGTAGTATTTATTGGAGGCGGAGAACGTAATGGTATAACTCCTAAAGAGTCAAAAGCAGTATGGGATATTTATAGTAAACATTTACCAGGTTTAGAAGTAATATTAGGAGAGAAAAATCCTATGAAGGCTGCAAATGAATATGCAAAAACTAATACAGATGAACATTTTTATGCAGTAACTGGAATAAGATCTGAGGAAGACTTCGCAGACCTTAAACGTATAACTATATTTAAAAATAGAACTAACGTTGAGGGTTTAATCATTTCAGGTGCTAAGGATAAAATAAGAGCAACAGATTTTAGAAAAGCGTTATTATCTGGTAATCTAGATGAGGTAAGAGATTTTTTTCCTAGAGAGTTAAGTAGAGAGGATATATTAAAAATAATAAACATGTTGAAAAAAAGTATTATATCTGAAGTAATGAAAGATAAAATGGATGATCTTTTCGAAGCATGGTTTAGCGAAGATATTACAGAAGGAAGCTCCGGTACTCCAATAGCTCCTCGCTCTGCAGTTAAATCTGAAGATAGACATAAACTTATCACTTTATATAATAGTATAAGAAACCAAGTAGAATCAGGTGATGTAAAAGTTACATTCGAACAAGATCACATTAGAGTTGGTTTAACTAACCCTCAGGATAATAGAAACTTTGATTTTACACCTTATATGGCTTCTATATTAGAATATATGATTGATGAAGGAATGAATATACAACCTTTACCAGAAGTTAAGATTAAAAAAGATTTAGCTGAATCAGAACAGTTTTTCGGAAGAACAGCTTATTATGATCCTAATGATAAAGAAGTAGTTCTATATACTCAAGGAAGACATCCTAAAGATGTTATGAGATCATTTACCCACGAAATGGTTCATCACATACAGAATATCGAAGGTAGATTAGGTAAGATAGAAACATCTGATACAAACAAATCAGAAGATTTATTAGAACTAGAAAAAGAAGCCTACTTAGTAGGTAATATAACCTTCCGAAATTGGGAAGATAAAACAAAAAACGGTTATGAAATCACTTAAAAAACTTTTAAAAGAAGGGTATCCTCTAAAAGAAGAAAAACCAACTCTACCTTATAAAATATATTGCGATATGGATGGAGTTCTTACTGACTTTGAAAGTAGGTTTGAACATTATTCTGGTATGCATCCTCAAGAGTATGAGAAAGCAAAAGGTATAGCAGCATTTTGGAACCTTATAGATGTTGAAGTAGGAGTTAAGTTTTGGATAGGTATGGATTTTATGCCTCAAGGAAAACAACTTTGGGACTTTATTAAACCTTATAGACCAGACTTGTTAACATCTCCTTCAAGAGATAACAACTCTAGATTAGGAAAGAACTTATGGGTAAAGAATAATCTTAACCCAAAACCAAAAGTAATATTTGCATACTCTAAAGATAAGCAGAGATATGCAAATGAAAATAGTATATTAATAGACGACAAAAAGTCAAACATAAACGAATGGGCATCTAAAGGCGGTATAGCTATTAGATGTAAAGACGGTAACGTTAGCCATGTTATAGAAAAATTAAAAGAGTTAGGTTATGAGTGAATCTCTACTTAAAAAAGAGTTTAAAGAATCCGATGTACAAAGAGCCAGAAATTTAGTAAATAAAGATTTTACTAAAAAAACTAAACTACAAACTGGTTATCAAAAATCTTTTAAAAGATACGAAGAAGGAGACCTCTGGGAAGAATCTGGTAAGATGTGGACTATTAAAAACGGTTTAAAGCAAAATATCACTAAACTTGATGCTGCTAAAAAAGCTGTACAAGTACCTTTAACTTGTCCAAAATGTGGAGGTTCAATGAAACACCATCTTGCTAAAAAGATGTTTAAGATACATGGTATTTGTTTTGATTGTGTTATTGATATGGAAGCTGACCTTCAAAAAGCAGGTTTATATGATCAGTATGAAAAAAATATGATGCAAGGTAATGTTAGAGCTTTCGCTAAAGATATACAAGAATGGGTTGATGATTTTGTTAATGAGCAAATATCTTTCGTTACTGAACAGGGGGATGTAGAAGATTGGAATTCTAATCAAGATATAAAGAAAAAAGTTGCTACTAATCTTAATACTTATCTAGGTTTCTTAAAAGAACATATGTGATATTTATATAAAAATACACTAATGACCCAAAAGCAGCTTCTAGAAAGCGTACTATCAGAACTTACCCACATTAAATCTCACATGCCGAATGGCGAGTTGAAACAGATGGCTAATGACTTTCAGAAAATGAAAGAAGACGTTTCTGATTTAAAACGTACATTACTAAACCCTGACAATGGTGTTATAGTAAATACCAATAAAAATACCGAAAGCAGAATATATCATGAATCTAGAGCTGAACTCTATGCTGATAATGTAAGTAGGCTTAATGAGCTTCAAAGTTGGAAAGCAG